CTTGATGTGTTCAAGGGCGCGAAGGATTGGCTGATTAATGCCGGCAAGACCATCATTAGTGGTCTGTGGAATGGTATGAAAGACATGTGGGAGAACGTTACGGAATGGTTTAGCGATAAGCTGAGCGCTATCCGTAGCCCGTTCTCTAGTCGCGCTAGCCGCCACGCCACCGGTTCGGTCCGCCGTTATGCTGCTGGTGGGGAGGATCATTCCCCGCAGATCGCCGCTGGTGGCGAATGGCGTGTATGGGCAGAGCCCGAAACTGGTGGTGAGGCTTACATTCCTCTGGCTAATGACTACCGACGCTCCCGTGCTGTGGCGATTACTGCCGCGGTGGCGGACCACTTTGGCTACAACTTGGTGGATGCTAAGGGTAAGGGCTTCGCCCCGGTAGCGAAAGGCAGCCTAGGCCCCACTGACGTGCGCGCCTTCGCCGAGGGCGGCATCACCATTGAGGACCTGGATACGTTTGCTTCCGACCTGGAGGGCAAGCCTTACGTGTGGGGTGGTGTCCACTGGGGCGACTGTAGTGGTGCCATGTCGGCGATTGCCCGCTACACCGCGGGTGTTGACCCTTGGGGCGGTAGGTTCACGACCGCATCAGAAAAAGAAGGCCTTAACGCGCTTGGGTTCCTTCCTGGCTTGGGGCCTTCTGGGTCGCTGCAGATTGGCTGGTATAACGGGGGCCCGGGTGGCGGCCACACCAGTGGCACCCTCCCGTCTGGCACGAATGTGGAGATGGGTGGTGGCCGCGGTAATGGCCAATTCGGCGGCAGTGCGGCACCTGCTAACCATCCCCAGTACACGGATCATGCGCATGTGCCGGCGGAGTTTTTCGCCCCGATCAAGGTGCCCCGCATGGGCGGCCTGGGTGATATTGATTTCGGCCACACCAACACTGCTGATGCTTCTGCCAGTGCTGTGGAAACCACCGACCCGTCGGGCGATAAGCTCAAGGCGTTCCGGGCGTCGGGTAAGTCTGACCCGGATTCGTATGTGACCGGGGCAAAATCAGATGGCCCATCCAGTATTTCGGAGATTGTTGCTGATTTCGCTAAGACCGCTGCGGCCGGCCACACTAAGGACCTGCTGGGCCTGGTTGGCATATCTGATGATATCCCGATGGTGAAGGCCTATAGCCAGTGGCTAAAAGCCCGCCAGAGCGTATCGAAGCGTTCAGGCACTGCCGCGAAGCAGAAAGAAATCACCAGCCTGTCCCAGGCGGCAGCGAGCGTGATTGACGCCGACCCGCAGGTGGATACGGTAGAGGTCACTGGCCTGGACTTGGTGGGCGGCCTCTCGCCGATCAAGGCACCAAAAGCCGATGATGGTGACATCGACCATGTGTATGTGCCAGGCGGTGGCGCTGAGCAGTGGCGTGGCATGGCCATGGCGGCGATGCGCAGGGTTGGCTTCAACGCCGACGACCCGGCCCAGGTCAACGCCATGATAAAGCAGATCCAGTCGGAATCCGGCGGCGACCCGAACATTGCCCAGCAGATCGTGGATGTGAATGGGTCCGGGGAATCGGCGGGGGTTGGTTTGCTGCAGATCATTCCGGCAACCTATGCCGCCCACCGGGACCCCGAGCTACCGGATGACCGCCGGAATCCGTTCTCGAATATGGTGGCGGCCTTGCGTTACTACCGCAGCCGGTACGGTTTCGATTTGACCACGATGTGGGGGCAAGGCCACGGCTATGCAGGTGGTGGCCTGGTGGAAGGCCCTGGTGGCCCCACTGATGATCTCATCCCCGCATGGATTTCTAACGGTGAGTTCGTTGTGCGTGAGGCGGCGACTAGGCATGCCAGGCCGCTGCTGGAAATGCTCAACGCTGATCCGCAGCATGCTAGGGCTATCACCCAAGCCGTCACGGGCACCTCACCGACCCCACCTGAGGAACCATCTGCGCCGGTGGAAGTGCACTATCACATTGAAACAAACAACGTGGAGGAAGGCCTTCGCCGGTCAGAGATGCACGCCCGGCAACAGGTCATGGCCATGAACGGCGCATAGCCGGTACACCGTTGGAAGGAGTTGGTTGGTTGTGTTGGATATTGGAACCCCCGCCCGCATCGACATCACGGATGTCCACGGTCGCACGTGGACTGTTTCCGGTGCGGGTGTGGGCGCGGAAGGCGTCGAGCTGGCCGAGGACCCCCAGGGCCTGTTTGATGAGGCGCCGATCTCTGGGATATGGCAGCAGTCGGCGTTCCAGGAGGGGTCCACCTACCTGGGCCACACTATCGAACCCATCGACCTCGTACTGGGGTTTGATATCTACGGTGATACCGGCGATTGGGAAACCATCGAATCACGATTTTATTCGGGCTTCGCCCCGGATACTCCCGCCACCATCATGGTCACCACCAACAGTGAGTGCCGCACCCTAGACGTCGTCAAGCTCAAGGAGAGCAAAACACAGTCGAAAAAAGACCCTAGGCTTCTCCACCACTCAAAACTCATCCTGAACCTGCGCGCCCCGTTCCCATTCTGGAAAGGGGACACGCACGTGGCCGCGTTCAAGGCCACCCCGGGCAGCGCCAGCGGCACACTGGCGGTGCATAACCCCACCGATCGGCCTCTATGGTTGCAGTGGGCGATGACCGCACCAGGCCAGTGGACTATCCCCGATTATGATTTCGCGGACCCCACTGGCCGCGATGGGCGCCGCACTATCACCACCCCACAACTCGGCCCCGGGGAAGACCTCACGATCGACACTTACCCGCGGCATGAACGCTACGTAGCCGCCAACGGCTCCAACATCGCAGGCCGGTTTGCCGGTGTGGATTTCCTCTACCCACTCCCACCCCACACACCACCCACCGTGGTGCCGGTCAGTGCCGCCCTCACCGGCGGCGTGGAGTCATCTATCCAATGCCGCATGGTCGAATACTGGACCAGGCCCTGGGGCGGAAGGAGGCTCTAATGACCATCACTCCGCACCTCATGCCAGGCACCCAAAACCTCGACCAAACCACCCTAGACCGGCTAGAAGCCGTGTGGCGGAAAGGCCAAGACCTCAGACAAGGCCGCATCCTAGCCCGCCGCACCCCACCCCTCATTCGGCTGTGGGATGGTGACTGGAACCTCAAAGGCCGACTGGTAGACGCCATCCACGCCAAATTCCAGTGGAAACTCAACGACACCGGGGCCGGTACCATCACCATCCCGATAGACCACTGGCTCGCCACCTGGGCCCTTGACCACCATAGTCGCCCCACAAAAAACATCCATGTCACCATGGACAAAGACGGGGCCAGGTGGTCCGGCCGCCTGAAATCCAGCCGCCTAGTAAAAGAACGCACAGGCCAAAGATACCTGGAGCTGAATTTCCTCCACGACTACGAAGAGCTGAAACACGTTTATGTGTGGCCGAACCCGCTCACCCCGGCAGCGGTCCAGTTTCCCCGCACGTTTATGTTGCTTGGCCCCACCCGGTGGGCACTCAAAACCGCCCTCATGCTCAACATCTGGCGCTTGGAGGGTTCCGTGTGGGCGCTCCCCGACGATCCACTCGACCTTACCGAGTGGACCGACACATTCAACCCCCGCACCTGGGCAATCCAAGTCGCGCCGGGGCGGATCGGTGGGGATACCACCCCGTGGACCATTATCTCGTCGCGGATGAAAACGTGGCATGATATGGCGGCTAGCCCGTTGCGGCAGGCCCAGCTGATGGTGGACTGCCGCAGGTACCTGACAGGGGATCCGCTCCCGTGGCCGGGGGCGAAGATCCGGCACGGATGCTTGGTTGTCGACATTGTGGACAAGTCCTCGTGGTTTGATCCTGAAGGCACATCCCTGTGGGGCACTATCCGGGCCGGCTTCCTCCGCACCACCCAACAACTGGTTGGCCATAACGTGGACACCGAACACACAGTGATCCCCAACCCAAATATCCCGGTGAAGTATTCTGCCCCGAATTGGCTCGGCACCATCCCCCAATGCCCTTATGTGCTGTACCGGGATGCTCCGCTAACCGGTATAGAGGCCGCGGATTTCACCTGGGAACCCGCCACCGCGGTGCAAATCCTCACCGGCGGCCACTCCACCTACGGCGTCAACGAAGCCCTATCCTCATTAGTAACGTTGGTTGGTAATTACCTGGGCATGTTCATTGCCACACCGACCATCGGCGTTATCGCAGACACTCTCCTCAAACCCTTCTACGAAGACACCCTTCTGGCCTGGATGTCGCTCAAATCACTCCAGCGTAGCCGCACTCTAGGCTGGTCAAAATACTGGGAACACTTCGCCGACGGAGCGGACCGCGGCTATACACTTTCCGCTCTGGCCGCGCTCCGGGAGGGGTTTTGGGACACCCGTGAAAAAACCTCCCACAAACTCACCCTCGGCGATGGTGCTCCCTGGTTCATTGGTGACCGCGGCCAGGGCCATTTCTTCCTGGGTGATCGGATCGGCGCCACCATCAAAGGCCTCCCCGGCGACCAAGTGGTTGTCGAGCAGGTCACTGAAATCACCTACGAGCTAGACCGCGATACCCGCGGCTGGGCGTGCGTCTGCGGTGACCCCCAGGCCCAACACTCACCCCTGGAACAAATCCTCACCAGAGTGAAGTCATCTATGAGCAGTATCCATGATCTAGGAGTCATCTAATGCCTATCCCTCTCCAAGCTGCCTGCGACCCGGAGTCCCCCGAAGAACACGCCCTCTGGGCACTGATCGGCCTGGCCGGACCCGCTGCGTCCGCCCCCCTCGTGGTCCCCACCAGCACGCTTAGGCAATGGTCAGAGCATCTCTACCGGTGCGGCTTCCGCCACCACCCAGAACTGCAGGAAGTAAAATACGTGCCGCCCCGCGGCCCCCATGATTGGATCACCGCAGCCGGCGGCACATGGGTAGACATCAACCAGCCACTACCACCAGAGGTGACCGCCCCGGATATCTCCCACCTTTCCATGGCGGAAAAACGCGCCCTGCTCAACCAGCTTACCGACGACCTCACACCCCCAGAACCCACCACACGGCAGGAGGCGACAGTAAACTATGACTGACCCAAAGGCCCTCATCGAAAGCGGCGACTACCCGCTAAAAACCACCGGGGACACACTAGTAGGGGCTCAGGTCAAAACCATCACCCCCTACACCGAGCAAACCGTCAAAGACCGCGCCCGCAAACAAGCCCTCGAAGCCATGCCCTTCGGAAAGAAAGGGTTACCCGAGCTCATGGCCGACCTAGGCAAAACCGTACTCAGCGGCATCGCCGACATCTTCCGGGCTCTCGCCACCGGCGCCACCTTCGTCGTCAAGACCGGCTTGGAATTCATCGGCAGCCTACTCAACCGGGTCTTCGACGCTGTGGGGAGTCTCATCAAACCGATGCAGAAGGAAATTAAGACCGGCCTCTCCGGTCAGCTCGCCCTCAACAACCGCATCGACCTGCTCGACGGCGCGCCGGGCTATGTGTGCGCTTACCAGACGGTGAATTTGAATAGTGCCTGGCAGGCAAATACGGCGCGGACTTTGCCTTTTAAGGGGCAGGTGGGGCCTGCGAAGAACGCGCATCTTGATACGGAAAACGGCATGATCGTGCTGGATGCCAAAGGCTTGTGGACATTTAACGCCCGTTGCCATATTGGGAAAACCATTTATACCGGCTGGGGTTACTGTGACGTGAATCTTCTGGTGTACACGCCTGAAGGGGACTTGTACCACGAGGTGGCTGCAACTTTTGAGACTCCGCAACAATATGCGCAATCACTGGTGCTGGCGACGGAACCGGTGGTGGTTGACCGGCCTGGTTATAGGGCAAAGATCCAGATCTACATGGCGAACTGGCGAACGTGTTACGGCGGTACCCGTTATTCCAGCTTTTCCGCTATCCGCCATTCACACGAGGTTGAGAACCTCGGTGAGCAGACTGTCCGAGACGAAGTATAAAACCAACAAGGAGGAAAATATGCGAACATTAATCATTGACCTGCGCGACGTGGGTGGTAAACCCCACCCTGAGGACTACGTGCTCTTGCAAGCACCAGCGCTCCGCGGCTCCGCCGATTTCACGGGGGCGGTTATCATGACAGCTCCCGTGCGTGCCGATCTGATCGACGGCAAAGCTGAAATCCAGGTGGAATCTGGCCCGCTGCTGGTGCAGATCCGTACCCAATCCGTGCGCGGTTCCGCTCCGTTTGAGGTTGTGGTCCCTGAGGGAACTGGCCCGGTGTCGCTGCGTACGTGTATGGAGCGCAGTTTCCAGTACCGGCCGTCAGTGGAGTCAGCGGTAGCGGCGGACGCCGACCGCGCCTATGCTGCCTGGCAGGGTGCTATCACTGCGGAGCGCGCTGCGGCCCAGTCCGCGAAGGCGGCAGCCGCTGCTGCGGAAAATGCTAATGCTGCGGTGCAGCCGACGCCTCCCGCCACCGCCACTGTGCAGGGCAAGATTCAGCTTGCCGGTGACCTGACCGGCACTGCCGCTGAGCCTAAGGTTATTACTGCGGGGGATGTGGATTTTAGTATCCATCATGATGCGCCACGTGCCGCGTTTGTGAAGACCCGGGCGGATGGGCAGATCGCTATCACCACGCCCTCGATCACTAAGCCGGCTCATGCAACCAACAAGGACTACGTGGACAAAGCCGATAACAAACTCCGGCTGGAGAAAGCGGACAAGGAGCACACGCATCAACTCCGTGATATCCAGGGTCTTCCCCCGGCAGCATCAACGTTCCTGACTCCTGGCCAGGCTTCCCTCATGGTTCGTAGTGATACTGGTAATGCGGATATTAGTGATCCCGTCACCGCCACCCATATTGCTAATAAGGGTTATGTTGATACCAAAATCAAGGAGGTGAATCGGCGCATTGATGTGCCGGAAAATGATGATATTGTCCGCTGGGATGACGGTCAACTTGTCTTCACCCGGATTGGCGCTATGGTGTGGGCCGTTGTCGGGGCTGCTTCCGCTGGTGTGAAAGGCACCCTCCCGCCGAAATTACGCCCAGTGGCCCGGGATGTAGATTTCTTCCTCA